ATGGGCTTGAAAGTTGCATATAACGCCAAGGCGGTCGAAGCGTTGAGGGAGCCGGGGCAGTATGCTGTCGAGGGGCAAAAGAACCTCTGGCTGTTCGTTGGCAAAACCGGGGGCAAGGTCTGGAAGTGGCGTGGTCGTGTTGGCGGCCAGCCCACGACGGAGACGCTGGGACCGACTACGGCGCATTCGATGAAGGCCGCAGCCGACTGGGCTGCGCGCATGAACGTGGATCGCACCGTGATTGCGGAAGCTAAGGTCGAGAAGAAGGAGGCGGCCATCCGTGACGCCCGCACTGTCGATTGGATGTTTGAGGTCTATATGAGCCGCGAAGGCGGCAATCGTCGATCGGCCGACGAGAAGCGGCGCATCTACAATCGAGAGTTTAAACCTGCGTTGGGCGATAAATCGATTTTTGAAGTCGACCATGACGATTTTGCAAGGCTGATCGACGCCAAGTTTGTCACATCACCGATCATGTCGAACGCTATGACCGCGATGGTGAAGCGCTGGTGGCGGTGGGCAGTCACCAAAGGGCGGACGGAAACCGGGCTGAAGGTTAATCCGACCATCGACTTGGTGAAACTGGCGGCGACGAAGGGGCGCGACAGATACTTTGACGAATATGAAATCGGCCTATTTCTGCGGGCGATCAATGAAGTGGATTGTCCATTTCGCGATCAGTGGACGCTGATCCTTTACACCGCCACGCGGAAGGAAGAGGCTTTCGCGGCCGAATGGTCCGAATTCGACCTCGACAAGGGTAACTGGCTCATACCGAAACATCGGTCTAAAAACGGTCGAGAACTGCTGTTGGCATTGCCTCCTACCGCACTGGCCATGATGCGACGACTAGCTGTTTCGCGCCCTAAAGGGCAGAAATTGGTCTGGGCGAGTAAACAGAGGGCTTTGGTCAAAGATGACGAAGAGCGGCCGATGAGTGGATTTTCTAAAATCATCAAGCGCACCATGAATCATATGGTCAAGCTAGCCGCGAAGGATGGCAAAGCGGTCGAACACTGGACCACCCACGACTTGCGCCGCACCGTGGGAAGCGGGATGAACGGGCTGCTTGATGACCATCACAAGCGCATGATCGACAAGGATCACATCGAGCGCGTTTTAAACCATACAATCGCAGGACCGGAAGGGGTCTATGATCGATGGGACTACTATGCAGAAAAGCGGCACGCACTGGCTGTCTGGGGCGAGCATGTGGACGCAATCGCGACAATCGTGAAGGCGGAAGCTGGACAGGACGGGCTGGCTAAAGCAGGCTGATCCAATCTTTCTCTAATACGAAAAGCCTCGGCAATGACCGGGGCTTTTTCTTTTTGGCGCGATCCGAAGTTTCCTTAAAGTGTTTTTCGCTTCGCTATCGCAATGAAAAATCTGTTTGATTTGGATTAATGCCAGATGAATGCGTCTTGTCAGGTGGCTCGATATAATGCAGCGCGACGGTGCGACCCGAAGGCTTGTCGTTGATCTTTGATCCGATGAGTTTTTGAACTTGGCCCGGCCTTCAGGGGAGGTCAGGCCAATTTTTCTTCAGCCGAACTGTTCGGCCACATAGGCCTCATATTCGGCCCATTCGGAGGCCGTCCACCAAAACCCGGACGCATAAAATTTCGGCTCTGGCCGGTTTGGTGACGGGAATGCGATGACGTTGTCGCTCTCTGCGATGATTTGATCGACTGTGTTCTGTTCCATGATTTCGTCCCCCCCTGTTGCGGTTAATTGACAGTCTTACCGTTCAGTTCGCGCTCCAACAGCAACGTCGCGGCATTGGCTGCGACATCATTATAGACGCCTGTTGCGGTCGCCATTTCGGTGACGATGCGGGCGACAGCAGCGCAGTTATAGGACCGGCGCATGATTGCATCGGCCAGCGCTTGGATGAGGATTTCGGGTGGCGCGTCCTCGAAATTGTAGAGCATCGGACGGCCATCGACCGGGTGGCCATCGGCAGCGCGCAGCGCGCCAGCGATATACTGTTCGAGGGTACGTTGCGCGAAATCGACGTCCCAACCCGCCAGATCGACAAGTGCAGCAACCGCTTGCTGTTGATCGGATGTCGTGACCTTCTGGCCGCGCACTTCGACGGTCAAAATGGGCGGCTGCGTGTCGGTGGAAATAGTGACGTCTGCTGCAATCATGTGATGGTCCTTTTTGATTGGGCGCAAGGAAGGCCACGCCGGGGCGCGCTAGAACCCGGATGGTGGAGGGACTACAATGTGGGAGAGGGTGGGGAGGTCGGTGCCTCCCCGTGTCGGTCAGTCGATTTCTTCGTCGTCGAGGATAACGCCTTCGTCAATTGCTCGGCGACCAAGCTCATCATATCCGATGAATGCGCCCAGTTCGACTTCGTCGGTGGTGACTAGGGCGCGGCTCTGATTATTGCGACCGTAACAGGAGAAATCTTCGATCGATCCAACGAGCCGACCACTCTTGGTCCTGAAGATACGGATGTCGATTTCGTGGCCATTGACGCGGTCGATGCCGTCATTCTGGACGTGCGCAAGAAGCAGGCCATCGAAAGAAAGGTTGCGATTGCCAGCGCGACGGACGGTGTACGACGTATATTCGCTCATATTTTGTTCCTTTTGGTTATAGCTTTCCCGTCTTCAGAACTCCTGTGGTTCCGGACGGCGTAGGCACCCCGGTGGGGTACCCTCAAATTGGTGATGGGTTCAGAGCGGAAGCTTCGGCTTCAACACTTCAGCAGCTTCGATAATTTCAGGCCACATGCCGCAAGCCCGCAAAAAGCGCGTTCCCGGCTCTTCCAGCACAAGGGCGTCCACGTCCTCACCATCCGCGTCACGATACAGATCAAGGCCAATGAACTCTTCATTCTCGTAATCTCGTGCGCGCAGGACTTCGTTCCAATCGAGATCGAACACGTCGGTCAGTTCGTTCATCTCCACAGAATCGAAGCCGCACAATTCCGCGATGGCCAACGCCCGCATTACCGAAAGCTGGCCAGCCGAAACTGTTACGCGGGGGTTGAAGAAACGATAGAAATTGGTGGTGGTGGTGGCTGCATTCGTGATCATATGAAACTCTTTCGATATAGCTTCCACGTCGTCGGAAGCGCTGCCGCCCCCGGATGGTTGGTTGACAATGTGGGTGGATCGTTAGCCCTTGAGGGCTGATATCTCTGCGGCATCCCAGAGTAAGGGACGCTGTTTTAGTGATCGCACAGGTGCGGGTATTTGATTGGTTCGACGCAGCCTTTCGAACGTCGATAGGCTTATATCCAATTCGGCCGCTGCCTGCTGTCTCGTTAGCTTAATCATCCTTTCGTTGTCCTAGTCCGTCTCTGTTCGTCACTTATGATCGTTCATGATTTGGCAGTCCAGAAAAAGGCGAACAGGAAATATCATTTGTATATTTTAAGTTGGCTTGTTAGGTCCGAGGCATGATCGACCAAACGAAAATTCACGATGGCTGGCTATCAAAGAGCGCCGAAACGCGGCAGGCGAAGGCGCTGGATCATGCACGACATCTGGCCGCGCTCTTAACAAAGGACATGCACGAGGGCGAAATAGCTAGTTGGCCACTTCATCAATTCACTTTGAAGAATGTGACGGCACGATTGACCGTGCTTGGCGTTCTTGCAAGGCGCGGCGGAGAATTGACGGAAACCGGGCTTATGCGGGCCTTGTCATATGTTTCACGGACATGGCAGTCCTACAAGTTCTTGCACCTTCATGGACGGTGGTTCGATCGGACGGCGAAGGCATATCGTCTGCAAAAATACGGTTCTGAATTGCAGGCTGTTAATGAATTTCAGCACGCAAAAAGAATTGATAAATATGTAGAGAGAGATACACTTTGCAGGCAGTGGTTTCACTTTAGTAAAAGTTTGAGGAAAAATGGTATTAAGAATGTAAACTTTCGTGATTTTCTGAAAATTCGTCATAAGATTTCAGGTCATCGATTTTTCAATGTTAAATTTGATTTATCGATAGAGCATTTTAGAGCGCCCTTAAAAGGGGGCGCCGTCTGAAAGCTGACGATGGCCCAGCCAATTTGATCGCTGGTATTTATCCATGAAGTGTTTTCGGAAATCATTTCCGGCGTCGGACGGGCGCAGAAAGAAATTGATTTCCGTCTACGCCAGCCGCCATCATGCGGGCTGCTTGGCGCGCAGGGCGGCTTGCAACGCGGGCGAAAATTTGGCCAAAAGGTCCGCTGGCATCGGGATTGGAGAAGTGGCTAGCGCTGGCGGACGCGGAAGCGCCTGCCTTGCTAGATCGTAAATTCGCCTTTGGAGCGCGTAGACTGAGTATGGCTCGGTGACGATCATCAGGGCGGCACGCGCCTCGGATTCGGTCATCGACTCGATAGTCCGCGCTGAATTAAATGCGTTAAAGTGTTCTACGGCGACAGCCGGACGTGTTGTGCAGTTCATTGGTAATCTCCGTTTTAAGACCACCTATTTATGCGCGCGGGGCGAATTAAGCCGCTTAAGGGCCGCAAACCTCGAAATTTAAATATGGACTCCGAAAATCGCGATTCGGTATAAATAGAGTCGGAAGCTGTGAGGGCGACCGGCAAAGGTTAGAGCGATTGGGATAAATATATTGACGGTAAACGGCATGAGCCGATATCGTTGCGATGTTACCTCCGAAAAGACAAAGCCGAAAGCCAGTGCGACCCTCACCGCACTGGCTTTTTCTTTGGAGGTAATTTTGAGTGATAACTATTCTCACATCTCGACATCTTGACTTGTGCAAGACCGTGACACGCGATGACGTGGGACGCTGGGCTATTAAACAATTCGCTGGCGCGGCAACATTCGACGTCGATGTTGTCGATGACATGCAGACCGTGGGCGACCTTTATGACGTCCTGCGGTGGCTCAACGATCAACCGCGATCGTGCGTGGTCCGTGGTGGTTTGATCGATCCTACCAACGCCCGCGATGTACGCCGCCGCTATCTGCCTGCGGTTGGAAAACCCGATCCGGCGTTTCAGCCGGTAGATCGCAACTGGGTCTGCATCGATTTCGATAAAGTGCTGGCGCTTCGCGGATTGGACACTTTATCGCAAAAGATAGCTTGGCTGGTGTCGCTGTTGCCTGACTGTTTTCAGAATGTCAGCTACGTCTATCAGTGGTCCAGCAGCGCGGGTCTGCGCGGGTGGGAAGAACTTTCAGCACATGTCTGGTTCATGTTGGACCAGCCTTACGCTGACGCTGACATAAAGCGCCGCGCCGATAGCCAAAACTGGATGTGCGACCTGTCTTTGTTCCAGCCGGTTCAGCCCCATTACACCGCAGCGCCTATCTTCCATGGTTGTGACGATCCCATGGCCGGTGAGCGCGTTGGACTGGTCCGCAAAGCTGAGGATACGGTCACGCTGGAGGCGTACAGGCCGCCTGTCGAGCATAAGCGTAAAGCGCCGGTGATGGATTTCACCGGCCCGGTTGATCGCCCGGTCGTGGCGACGTTCGAAGAGGCGCTGGCCGAGGTTGGAAATCCGCATGTCCATGCGCCGCTGCTGCGTGCCAGTATGCACTATTACCGATCCACGCCTCAGCCTGATCGCGACTATCTTATCGACCGCTTCCGAGCCGTCACAGCCCTGTCAGGCCGTGACTATGTCGATGATAACTATCTCGCGTCGATCGTGGATAGCGCCGCTGGAAAGGCGTCCTACGCGCCGCAAGAATTTACTCGGTCCGCATATTTGGCGGCCAAAAAATCCCTGAAAATGAAACGAAAGTGAGGAAACATTGAAGTGACTGATATTGTGCAAATGAATGATAGGCGCGAACCGGAGGACGCGCTGGACGCTCTGAATAATCTGATTGATCAGACCAACCGTTCGATGACCGAAGCTGTCGCGGCAAACGATGCGAAACTGATTACTGCAACCACGACCGCGCTCAAACAATTGGTGGCGCAGCGCAAAGCGCTGGTACCAGCCCAGATGAGCGACGAGGATGCGGCCGAAGCTATCAAGGCCGATATTCGCGTCTGGCTGTCAGAACGCGACTATAAGTATGTGTTGGGTCAGGATCGCTACTGGCTGCGGGACGGCACTTCATGGATGCCGGTCACTGAAAAGGCGCTCCAGCACGAACGTCTGGGGCTGCGTGATGGCGTGGAATTCGCGCTGTTCATGGACGTGATGCGCGAAGATCGGCGTTGGTTCGACCGTTGCACCTATACCTTCAAGCCGGTGGCCTCGAATGTCCTGAACATGATGCGCGTGGATTTCTGCCCGCGACAATCTGGCGAATATCATTGGATATTCGATACCTTGTTGGCGTCGATCGGCGGCGGCAAGGCCGACAACATCGAGCATATCGAGAAGCTGATGGTCGCAAAATATCTTCACCCGGAAAACGTCCAGCTTCCCGCGCTGATCTTCCAAGATGAGGGTGGCACCGGGAAATCGGTTTTCGTGTCCACCGTCTGCGCTGCGCTGTTCGGCCAGTCAGCCGTTGCTGATAACTTGTCCATGGATACCGTGTGCGGGAAATTCAACGCTCAGCTTGAGGGCAAGGCGCTATGGTTCATTAATGAGGCCGCGCGGGGCCGATACTCGCTGGACGACCTCAAGCGGATCGTAGGTAGCGACAGAATGACAGTCGAACATAAGGGGCTGAATAGCTTCGAAATCGACATGACCGCGCTGATCTTCATCAGCGGTAACGATGTCGATGGATCGGTCATGTTGTCCGGTGGTGGCGTTGATCGTCGCTGGTCCATCGTGATCGGCGGCGAACCGATCGCCAATCATCTGGCGCGAAAAATGGATTGTGACACGGTTACGGCGCTGGACTGGCTGTTCGGTGAGGGTAGGGCGATCCTGTCCGATCGCGATCAGGTCGGACGCTGGATCAACGCGATGATCGAAAAACACGGTGATGTACGCCGGTTGGAAGCCCTTCACGGTGGGGATTATGACAAACTGCGGCGGGACCAAAAGTCGATCGAAGACCGTCTGTTCGAAGCCGTGTTTGCCGATGACCATTTCAGCCATATAAAGTGCAGCACGCTGTTCGACCTCTATACGCGGTTCTGCAAAGAGGCGTCGAGAAAGCCCAAGGCGCGGTCCAATTTGTATGCGATGCTGGAAGCGTGGGCGAAGCGCAACGACGCAGACGTCAGCCGCGCAGAACATAACATTTCGGTCAACGGTCAGCGGTCCAAGGTGGCGTTCTTCCGCTCGAAGACCACGATCGTGGATGGTTCGAACGATGGGCGATACTGGTCGGCGGACGAATATGGCCGAACAAGGCCCAATATCGACCTTGGATAAGACAGAGAGGGGGCTTCGGCCCCCTTTCACTTACTCACCTACTCACCCACCTACTCACCCTTTCGTCATCTAACATGCTGATATTACTGTCTTTTATATCTAAGTGAGTAAGTGAGTAAGTGAGTAAGTCATTTTAAAATCTATACAGAGAAGGGAAAGGCATTCGCCTTTTCCTATACTGTGAAAAATCGGCACTTACTCACTACTCACCCACTCACCCGGTGCCGCCGCGCGACGAATTTTGCGTGCAACCAGTCCGATAGCGCGGCAGCGGTCATGAGGATGTGTAGGGCGGATTGGATGGTTTCGATCGTCATGCCGCTCGTACTGGACCGATCGCAACGTCCGTTCCTCTTGCGGGATTTCCGCACCGGCGCCAGATTGCGAACCATTCGCAAAAACACTTTATCGATCAGTCTGGCGGCGAAATTTGTGCGGACAGCGACCGGCGTAGGAGGGTGGGAAGTTGTAAGTGCTAAATTATAAGGCCATAGATCAAGGCGGGCGTTATCGTCCAAGCACGGATTTCTTGGCTCAGGAATGAAGGTTTCCCGGAGACCGGACTACGGCCTTCAGCACATCTTTGTAAGCGTCGACGGTTTCCGCGAAATCAAATACACGCTCCTGAATGTTCTCAACGAATTCGATACCGCCGTGCTTTTCGTTAATACGTCGAAGCAATTCGACCGTCAAAAAAAATCACGCGTCCAAGCTGCACAAGCCATGAGCAGATCGCTTCCGCAGGTGTGATATCGCAAAACGATCCTCGAAACATCGGACTGTCGGGACCGCTTGCGTCCCAATCGAACGAGAAATGGGTTCCGTAAACATTGCCGTGCGCGGTGCTATCGTTGATCGCTAGCTTGACCTCGTGCAGCATCGCCGAAATAGTAGGTTCCTCCACATCAAGCCACTTGTTGGCTTTCCTTCGGACCTTTTGCGGGTCTTGGAAGGCTTCGGGGTCGCCCTCTACGTCAACAATTTCCTCGTCAGGATGGGCGAGCATATAGGCCGCAAGGACAGCGAATTCGATTAGGTTCCGGCTGTTGGCATCCGCTTGCATAGTATGATCACGAAGCAACGACAGGTAAGCGAGCGTTGCGGATTTCTGCATCGCTATGAGAAGGGTAGCTGCCATATAGTGATCGTGCGTGATAGTGACGACACATTCTCGAAGCAGTTCCAAGCCAGTTCGGACCATATCTGGGTGCGAGCCTAGCCTTTCTTCGGCAGTGGAAAACCGTCTATCCTCCTGTGCGATCGCTTCGACGAGTGTGAAGGTTTGCATCCTCTTCTTCATTTCCCTCCTCCCAAGCCAATTCTTTCTAAAACCCGTGCGGTAGGTCGTGGCAGCAGGCTGTGGATCACCGTTTGGATTACCTAAACGGGCAAGCCATCTTTGCCGCCCTGACAATTCGGGCAGCGCCGAATATGGAAGTCACACGAGTTTGCGCCATAGGTTTGGTTACATTCGCAGCATTCCAACTTCCACATTTTCGCGAACGGATGATTGCCCGCTAAAGCGGTTTTCTCGATCAGCTTCTGATTGTGGACGTTCGTGTCATTGGGTTCAGCCATGCACTATATCTCCGGTATCTCGGCGGACTGGTTCAGGAGATACCATGCCTCACGGTACGGATGCAGCCAGCCCAATGAAAAACTTTGAAGATCAAGGTGATCATAACTGGGTAGGAATCGCCGAAAATCAGTTTCCTTCCGCTGCTGCCCTTTCGCGCCCGGCTGGGCTAGCCAAGCTGCATGGCTAACCGCTAGCGCGTTGGCCACCACTGCGGCAGGCACGACATATGTGGACGGCGCATCGGTCGGCGCTTTTCCAAAATCTACGAAGCAGTAGAACAGCGTAGGGCTTATGAGGCCTTCGTGTTTCTTGCCCATGTGCCATCCGCCATCTGATCCGATGTCGCGGCGGGTCTTAACCTGAACCGCGCATAGTCGATCCCCAATGTCATCGGTGACGACAATATCGCAGTTTGGAACGCCTACGGGCGCAAGCGCGGCAATGAAGCCCTGCCGAAGCAACTGGCACATAACAAAATGTTCGCCAGCCGCTCCGAGCAATGTCGAGGCTGATGCCACTATCAGGCAGCTTTACGACGACCACGGCGCTTTACCGGCGCATCATCGCCAGCAGCCGTAGCCAATTCCGCGTCCAGTTCGCCAGCTTCAACCGCCGCCTTCAAAGCTTCGTAGAAATCCTTGATCCGTTCAGCCGGGACGAACACCGCGTCCTGACCATTCAATTGCACCGTGCGGCGACCCAAGCGCAGTCCGGCACGGGCAACATCAGCCTTGACCTTGTACAAAGCCATCCGCGTTGGCTCTGATCCAGCTTCGATCGAAGCAAGCGCACCGTCGATCGATGCCACGGCTTTGGCGCGACGATCAGCAACAGGGTCGGTCTTTGCCTTGCCCGCGTTTTTCCACGCATCCGAGTCGTTGATGATGAGCGACTGCCAACCTGTTTTTGCCATGACTATATCTCCACACTGTTGATGGCGCTGTGTGTCACTTCGAAGTGCGACTGTTGTCAAGGCTAATTAAGGGAATGAACCAACTGTAAAAGCCCGCAACGGACTTGCCACCATCAAGAAGTTCGAAGGATGTGAACTCGAAGCCTACCTCTGTCCAGCGAAGGTCTGGACCATTGGTTGGGGGCGCACCACCGACGTCAAAGCCGGTGATACATGCACGCAGGCGCAAGCCGATGCGTGGCTGACCACCGAATACGATGCTTTCGAAGCCGTAGTTATCAAGGCGCTGGGGAAGGCGAGGGTCACGCCGAACCAGTTGGGCGCAATGGTCAGTCTGGCTTACAACATCGGTTCCGGCGCATTCGGTAAATCGACGTTGCTGAAGAAACATGTGGCGGGCGACTATGCTGGTGCAGCCAAGGAGTTCGCGAAATGGCGCATCGGCGGCGGCAAGGTGCTGGCAGGGCTGATTAAGAGGCGGGCGGTCGAAGCGGGGTTATATTCGAAGTGACTGCTCAATCGAGGTGATGTATCTCGCGCCTTCCATCATGGTGGAGGCAATTTTGCTAATAAACGACGGCCTTAATATAATTTCGAACTTTCTTGCGGTCGTCTCCAGCAAGCTAGGGACTCTTGCGATGTACCGTGGTCATGCAAACTCTACATGGCGAGCTATCCCAACGGCCTTTCGAGAGGCTGGGTTTGGGATAACGAGCTTCGTTGAATTAGCCCGTTGGAAACAGGTTTCAGGACGGTTTCAGGATCGGCCACTGTCAGACTTAGAATGGCTGGTGCTGGCGCAGCATTATGGCGTTTACACTCCTCTTTTGGACTGGACCACCAACCCACTGGTTGCACTCTTTTTTGCCTGTCAGCCAGCAAAGGATGAAAGGAGTGGGATGGGGGTAAGTGGTTCTGTTTTGCAAGTCACTCAGAATGAACTGGTACCTTCACCGCCAAACAAAGACCCCTTCACCGAGTGGCATGGTGGACCAGCATTAGTAAACGCTGAGAATATGAACAAGCGAACTCTGGCACAAGACAGCATAATGACACTGCATTGCCGGAATAACTCGCACATGAACGAGGAGCACGATCCCAATATTTTTGTTATACAGGCAGATCAAAAATCTCGGGTTTTAGCGGCGCTAAGGTTGTTCGGTATCAGCAATGAGCGTATCTATAACGACATCAATACTGCCGCCCGTGACTTTCAGGAACAACTGGCCCAGAATGCCGCTGCCGATGAAGCATTGGGCATTGTGTCTCAAAATCAGCCGTGACTATCTCGACAGACGGAGCAACACCCTTCCACGCGGCGATGTAATACGAGCAATCGACCCCACATCCGGCTTCCAAGTTGATGCCGGTCGCTTTGTGGAAACGCTCATATTTGGCGCTGGGGCGCTGCCGATAATATGGCCGACCGCTATATTCGAACGGGCAAGACATCTGCGGAATGATGAAGGTGCCATCCGGTGCATATTGGCTTGCTATGTCGATGACCGCCAGATCGGCTTCGCCAACATAGCGCGGTCCTGCAATCTTGATCTTTTTGCCAAAGGGCGGGTTCGAAATCACCCAGTCAAACTTGCCCAGATCATCGGGAAGGTTCTGGACATCGGCTTCGATCCACCGGGCTTCTGGCATGATCTTGCGGCCGACAGCAGCATAGCCCGGATTCATTTCGACGCAGGTGATTTCCGGTCGATCATTATAGCGGCGACCATGCCAATAGGCCGCGTATGACAGACCGCCGATACCGGCGCATAGGTCGAGGATGCGTTTGCCAGACACGTCCAGCGCCATATCATAGGCCAGCCCTAGCGGGGTGAAGAACGCGCCTGCGGCGGCGTTGTTGTGTTCCGCGCCTTCGTTCCAATTCTCGACAACGAATTCGCGTTCGTCCAGCGTCAGGGCGTCTTTGGTCAGTAGATCACAGGCCAAACGATGCTGTTTGACCTGCGCGTGGGATAGCTTTGCCATCCCATATTTAGGTTATCCGATGATGGCTGGCCCGAAGGGCCAGGCCGTTCGGCCTGTCCCGCAGGAATTGCTCAAATAGCCTCTTAAACGGCCCTCATTCCCCAGAAAATCTAAATACCATTGTCGATGGATAGTGACTTTTGATGGTCCGGTTCGCGAGAATGGGACAAATGATTTTTGGGAGTAATATGAGCAACGAAAGGGACTTTATCCAAGAGGTTCGCGCGGTGCGTGGGCGCATGGCGGCCGATCGCCCATTCTTCAAATATCCGACCGAGTTCACCGAGGCACTGCTTGGCGACCGTTGGGACTTACAGAAGGAGATTGATCGCCTGATCATTCAGCGGGATGATGCCCGCGCGGAAACGCATTTCTTCATCGGAGAGAATGACCGACTGCACGATGTCATTATCGTCGTTGCGGAAAAGCTTTCCGGTATTGCGAATGCGTTGCTGGATGCCGGTGACGTTCTGCTGGCGACGATCCCTGACGCGGGTCACGCCGAATGATCTACATTCGCGACGCCTTCATATTCTCCATGCTTGCGGACCTGCTGCTCCTGTGCGGTACCGGCTGCGCCAGTCTGGCCTTCGATAGTTGGATGCCGATGCAGATCGGCCTGACCTTCACTTCAACTACATTCCTAATCGCGGCTATCGCTGTCCTGCCGCTTGTCTGGATAAACATCAGGACGGCGATCGGTGACAAGAATGAAGGGAAATGAGCCGACCAAGCATATGGTCGCGGAAGTCATCGTCCGTGAGATGATGACTTGGAGCGCAAAGGCGAACGAAAAGCAGCGTCGGGAAGAACTTTATCAGATGGCGGATGCGCTGATCCGGTATTTCGCTGTTTTCAAACATGCAGCGAACCCAGCCAAAATACTGCCCGGTTTACCGGGCGGCGAACCTCTAAATCTGGACGGTCCTTGGGATGGATCGGCGGTCTGACGAAGCCAGCGTCTATAGGCGCTGGTATGGGTGGAAGCGGTGGAAGGTGAAGCGTTTGGCCCACCTTCAGGCGGAACCCCTGTGCCGATATTGCCTTGCCATGGGCGTCACCAGCGCCGCGACCGTGGTGGATCACGTCATTCCACATCGGGGTGACCCAGACCTATTCTGGGATGGTGAGGTCCAGTCTATGTGCAAAACCTGCCACGATGCCGCCAAGGCACGGCAGGAGAGGGCAGGGTACGACATCGCGTGCGATCTCGCGGGCTATCCGATCGACGGCGAACATCCGAACGGGCCTCAAGATAGCTGACCTGTCAGTCTGCACGCTCTGCTCGGCATCATGGACTTATCGATACGATTGGTTATCGTCCGTGCCTTAACTTCGTTGGATGGTCGGCGTGCACGAAAAAAGATTTCAGGTCTTCATCAGTTCTACATATCAAGACCTACAGGAAGAGCGACGGGCGGTGCAGGACGTTGTCATCAGTATGGGTGACTTTCCAGTGCAGATGGAATCCTTCCCCGCAGCAGATGAGGATCAATTTGAGTTTATAAAATCGCTAATAGATAAATGCGATTACTATCTTCTCATAACCGCAGGTCGATATGGTAGCGTATCCGAAGACGGACTGAGCTACACCCACAAAGAATTTCGGTATGCTGTTTCGCAGAATGTTCCGGTACTTGTGATGGTTCATGGTCAGCCCGGTAGCATAACAGCGGATAAGCTTGAAACTACGGACGCAGGCAAAGAAAGCCTCAGAGCATTCATTTCTGAGGCGGAACATAAGCGACTCCGGAAAAGCTGGTCCACTTTGGGTGACCTTAAACTGGCGGTTCGTGAGGCGCTAGATCACGCAAAAGCCACTAAACCGCGTATTGGCTGGGTTCGAGGCGATAGCATAGCGAGTCTCGATGCTTTAGAAGAACTAAATAGAGTTCGGAAAGAAAATCAAGAGATACGCGACGCTATTGGGAATTTAGCTGTAGATATCCCGCTGCCAAGTTTGCCAGCGGCGAACGATCTAACCACCATAAGCCTTAATCCTATGGTGGTGGCTAATCGATTTGATAGAAGGGAAGGGAGTGCTGCGATAATAGAAGCTTCTTGGATTGCCTTCTTCCCTATCGTTTTTTCGAATATGGAATTAGGAACGTACGATTCTGATGATGAGTACTACCATTTTATAGAATATGATAAATCATGCGTGGCGATTGGATCGGCGATAGCCAATGAAATGACGTCTGATGATACCACCGGTCTTTTCAAGATATGTCGAAATTCAGTAGACAGATTGATTGCTTACTACAGAGAAGCTGGGTTAATGCTCACTGATAACGTCGGTATGACTCCATTCACCAAAGCTGCTGAGAGGGTCGCTCGTCGATTTCATATCGCTGGCTCATCGGAGGCATTCGTCATCGTCGAAGGTAAAGTCTCAGTGTCTGACAGTGATGAGGTGCCATTTTAGTCTGAATACATATTGAAGCGAGCGGGTGCTGACATCAATCCACATATGACACGCGATCGGTCGTCCGATGATAAATAACTGTGGCGGGCGATGACCCTGTCCAGCGGGGCCACGGCCCCGGACCGATGAAGTCTCAGGGGAGGGGGTTAGTGTATCACTAGCGCCCTCTTCGCGCTGCACCGCGTCCCAAGCATCACGCGTGACGCCGCGTAATTTCAAATTTTTTATGCAGCAAAAGAACCGTGCTTTAGGTCATATCGAAGCTGATTTTCGGCTTGCTGCATGGCCTTATAAAAATCATCGACGTAAGCACAAACTTCATAGCTTGGCTGGCTATGAAAACCATAGGGTTCACTAGCCGTTTCTTCGCCAACCATTATTGCCCCGCCCATCGCTTCTTCAATGGCGGTCGATATAAAATCCCTAGCTTTACTTCCTATTGCCACCGAATGTTTCGCATAAAAATTCTGCAACTTTTGCTGGTGAATGTGTAATCGATCCGCGATATGGTCTTGGGCATACTCCCATTCCTGATATGCTCCTGATTTTGGAAGTACGCTGTCCATAATTTCTAAGAAACTGGCTGTTGCAGCAAGTTCTCGCTCGAACATCATTTCTTCTCTCTTGAGAAGAAGTCTGTTTCTATCTGCAAAACCACTAAGATCATGCTTATGGTTCACCATGTCACGTTCAAGGTCCGCCTTGTGGACTTGAAGATGCCGCGACAGCCAACCTGACGCAGCAAAGTGGAAGATTCCTCCCGCCGCGACGACACCTGAACCAATGCCGAAAAGATACTCCAGAAACGTCATGGCTGCCCCCCGCAAGCTGCATTGATTACAGCCTTGGCTAAATATTAGATGGCACGACCATCTAAACCAAGCGCAATCAAAGAATTAACCGGCAATCCCGGCAAACGGCGGCTGAACAAATCCGAGCCACGCCCCTATGGCGAACCCGCGCGTCCCACGATTATGACGCCAGCGGCCCGGAAGGTTTGGGCGAAGCTGGTCGTGTCGATGCCGCCCGGTGTCTACACCTTTGCCGACAGCCATATGATGGCCGCCTATTGTGAGGCTGTCGCCGCGCATCAACGCGCCACCAAGCATATCATCGACGGGGCAGGGGAGGTCACTGGCTCGACCGGCCAGACCAAGCTGTCCCCATGGCTCAAAGAACAGGCCGACAGTGCGCGCTTGATCGTCACGATCGGTGCAAAGCTGGGGTTGGACCCCGTGTCGCGCCAGCATATTCAAACCGACAAGGGTGGACCGTCAGACGAGGACAATGACGGTCTTCTGAACTGACGTGCTGGATCGGGCGCAGCGCGTCATCGATTTCGCGCACAAATACCTCAAGATCACGATTGGCGAGGGGGCGGGCAAGCCCTTCTGGCTGCGGCCTTGGCAGCAGGCTTTCATCCGAGATGTCTATGGCCCGGTCAAATCGGATGGCAACCGCAAAGTCCGGCGCGCAATCCTGTCGATCGCGCGCAAGAACGGAAAAACCGAGTTGGCAGCGGTGCTGATCCTTGCGCATCTGATCGGTCCAGAGGCAGAGCCGAACGGCGAAATCTATAGTGCCGCCAACGACCGTGAGCAGGCCAGCATCGTCTTCAATGCTGTCAAACGTATGATCGAAGCCAACCCAGAACTGCAAAAGCGGTTGATGATCGTCACTTCAACGAAAACAATTATCGTGAAGGGCAGCGGGACCAAGGCGGCGGGCAGCAAGTTCAAGGCGCTGTCGGCTGACGCCAGCACCAAGCACGGTTTGAATCCGTCCTTCGTGGTCTATGACGAATTGGCGCAGACGAAAAACCGTGAATTGCTCGATACCTTACTGACCAGCCAAGGCGCGCGGTCACAGCCGCTTTTCCTCACCATCAGCACGCAGAACAACGACCCGCAGCATCCTTTGTCAGAGATGATCGATGACGCGCAGAAGGGGGAGGACGAAACCATAGTTTGTCATCTCTACGCTGCTAACGATGATTGCGATGTTGATGACGAAGAGGGGTGGAAGGCCGCCAACCCGGCGCTTGGTGATTTTCGATCGCTGGAAGAATTGCGGATCATGGCGTCGCGCGCAAAACGCATCCCGGCTGAAGAAGCCAGCTTCCGTCTCCTCTATTTGAACCAGCGTGTCAGCCTTCATTCCACCCTCATCACGCGGACGGACTGGCAGGCTGCAAGGGTTGACGAGGTCTACTATCGCCCTGCGCGCGCTAACGGGCCAGATGATCGTGGCGAACCCATCTATTTGGGCCTCGACATGTCGGAAAATACCGACCTCACCGCGCTGGTAGCGGTGTCCGCCGTGGATGGATCGCGCGTCCAAGCATGGTTCTGGAAGCCTGCCGAACTGATTGAACAGCACACGCGACGTGACCGAACCCGATATGATGTGTTCGCCAAGGAGGGCAGGCTCCTTCTATCACCGAAGCGCACTATCGACCCGCGTCTGATCACAGCCAAGATCGTGGAATTGACCCAGAAGTATGATGTGCGCGGCCTTGCCTACGATCGCCACAAAACATCTGAGGTGTTCGCGCGCCTGTCCGACGCCGAGGTCAATTATCAGACTGGCCACGGCGCTGGGTTACGCCTTGAACCATGGGGGCAGGGAATGGTCGGAATGGCACCGGCTGTTACTGCTTTCGAACATGCTGTGCTGAACGATGAATTGAAGCACGACGGTCATCCATTGCTAACTTGGTGCGTCATGAATGCCATCGTCATCAGCGATCCCGCAGGCAATCGAAAATTCGACAAATCGAAAGCACGGATGCGCATCGACGGTGCAGTTGCTTTGGCTATGGCGCTAGGTTTGAAGGCCACCGACATAGCAGAGCCGATTGTCTCAAATCCGTTTGAAGACCCAAATTTCGATCTCATGAAGTGGGCTTCATAGTCCAATCATCGGTGTTTTATCGGTCAGCATAAATATGAGATGCTGCTTAGAGAATTCTTCGGTCGGGAACACCGATCAAATAGTCTGGAAAATCCGTCCGTTTCGTTGACCGATGCAAGCGCGTGGTCTTCGTTTTTCAACACCGGTTCGTCCATCACTGGCGAAGCCATTACGTTTGAAAAAGCGCTGTCCATCCCTGCCATATGGGTGGGCGTAAATGTCATTGCTGGTACCATCGCGCATCTTCCGTTTCATTTGTTCAAGACGGTTGGAGAATTCACGGAAAAAGACAGCGCAAATCCGCTCTATAAGGTGATCCACGATCGCCCAAACGATATCCACACCTCTTACGCGTTCCGAAAGTGGCTGGTAAGCCGCTTGATCCTAGATGGTCGCTTTATAGCCCTGATCCTGACTGATCGCGCTGGCCGAACCACCGGCCTATTGCCGGTCCCTTTGCACAAGGTTTCGATCCGACAGGACTTCAGCGGACTTGGTTTGTCGAGAACTTACACCGTCGATGGCAAGGCATACAGCCACAGTCAGATACTGGATTTCAACCTGATGCTGTCGGAGGATGGTGTGTCCACCATCTCACCGCTCAACGTCCATCGCAACACTCTGTCCCTCATTCTGGCAGCGGAGCGCTATTCCTCAACGCTGCTAGCCGGTGGCGGTGTTCCGCCGTTGGCGCTGGAATCGCCCGGAGGGTCGCCTGAAGCCAATAGTCGGGCAAGTGATCAGGTCAGCGCCATCATCAGTGCCAATAATCGGCAGCAGCAGAAGGTACTGCCCCTTCCGCCCGGCTTTTCGCTTAACTCGATTGGTGTCAATGCGCGCGATCAGCAATTACTCGAATTGCGCCAATTTCAGATCAACGAATGCGCGCGTATCCTCAACATTGCGCCCGCGATGTTGCACGACCTCTCGACCGGCACATACAGCAATGTTGAGCAGCAGAATCTGAACTTCGCGCAGCATACAATCGTGCCGCTGGTGAAGCTGATTGAGCAAGAGATGAATGCCAAGCTGTTCGGTAAAAAGAACAGCATCAACTATGTTGAATTTAACATAGACGGCTTGCAACGGGGCGATTTTGCATCACGCATGAATGGCTTGGCGCAAGCCATCAACACGGGGGTCATGACACCCAACGAAGCGCGCGCTTTGGATAATCGTCCACCTCTAGAAGGCGGCGACGACCTGATGATTCAAGGTGCGACTGTCCGCCTCAAAGCCCAGCCCGATACCCCGGCGTCGGAGGCTGCGGCGAATATCCCTGCACCGCAGGGCGACAACATTTACGCACTGGAGGAACCTGAAAATGAAGATTGAAACGCGGCATATGGCGCTGAATGAATTTGAACTGCGTGAGGATGATCAGTCGCAGAAGCGTGGCTTTGGTTACGCCGCGATGTTCGACCGAGATAGCCACGATTTGGGCGGCTTCGTGGAGCGTGTTGCGCCCGGCGCTTTTACCCGATCGCTTGATGAGGCGCTGGCCGGTACCCGCAACATTTACGCACTGTGGGCGCATGACACAGCCGCGCCACTAGGATCGACACGATCAGGCAAACTTACCCTGTCACAGGATAACCGTGGATTGGCTTTTGGTCTGTCCACCGATCGCTTTACCGACGCGCAGCGCAGCGCGCTTGAAGACGGCGATCTTCAGGTCAGTTTCGGCTTCCGCGTTCGTAAAGATGAGTGGATTAAGCGTTCCGATGACATCATCCTTCGCACGCTCCACGATGTCGATCTTTCCGAAATAAGCCTAGTGATCAACCCGGCGTACCCGCAAACGGAAGCCGCACTTCGTAGCCTTGCTGAGTGGAGTGCAAGCCAGACGATTGTGACGCCGAGATTGGTCATCGACAACACCACGAACATGCTCAAGCGGTACATGTCATTCAGGCTAGATCGGCGCGGACGATAACGGCGTTTGCATAAATATCTTCGAACAAATTGTTTGGAGATATCTCTTAATATGAACGCCAATGAACTCCGACTGAAGTCGGAAGAGATTGCAAATCAAGCGCGCAATCTACTCAACACTATCACTGACGAAAACCGTGGTGAGAAGGAAGCTGAATTTGACCGTATGATGGTCGATGCTGACGCCTATGCTGCTCGTTCCGATCGTATGGCCGGTGCCGAAGCGCGTAGCCGTGAATGGTCCGCTATCGCTACCGACATCCCTGCCCAGACGGTAGAAGTCGAAGCACGTTCTGCTGGCCTGTCGGATGAAGACGTCCGGGCTGGCATATTCACCGACTATCTGCGTGGCATGGTTTCGTCCGCTGAAGTTCGCGCTGCTGGTGTAGCGACCAATGCTGCTGGCGGCTATACCGTTCCGACTGACCTCAACGGTACCCTCATCGAGACTATGAAGGCTTATGGTCCCCTGAACGTAGGTGGACCGATCAACTATCTGATCACCGCGTCGGGCAATCCGATGGCGTTCGCCACGAACAATGACACGGGTAACAAGGCCACGCTGATTGCTGAAAACACGCAGGCTGCTGATACTGATGCGGTCTTCGGTCAGACCTCGCTGGGTGCTTATAAGCTGACCAGCGGCGTGTTCAAGGTTTCGAGCGAACTGATTGCCGACAGCGCCATCAACATCGTCGATTTCGTGGGCAAGGCGATCGGTGAGCGCTTCGGCCGTGGTATCAATGAGCTTCTGACCAAGGGAACCGGGACGGCGCAGCCGCAGGGTATCGTCACCGGTGCGTCGGTCGGTGTCACCGCTGCCACGCAGACGGGCATCCTCTATGACGAACTCATCGACCTGTTCCATTCGGTCGACCCGGCCTATCGATCCAACTTCGCTTATATGTTCCATGACAATATGCTGAAGACGCTTCGTAAGCTGAAGGATGGCGAAGGCCGCTACATCTGGACCCCGGCTAACGGCCCGGTCGCAGAAACGATCGCCGGTCAGCGCTATTACGTCAACAACGACATGCCCAGTGTTGCCGCCACCGGCGTCCGCACCGTTCTTGGTGGCGATTTCCAGAAATATACCGGGCGGCTGGCTGGCGGTCTGTCGATCAAGCGTCTTGATGAACGCTACGCCGACAGCGATCAGGTTGGTTTCGTTGGTTTTGCCCGCATTGACGGCCGTGTGATGGACAACAGCGCCATCAAGGTGTTGGTGCAGGCCTGATGCGAGCCAAGCTATTGGTGGCGCTCGCTGGTGATCCTCATCGGGACATCGGCGACATCATCGACGGTGAAGATGCTGTCCGGCTCATTGCTGCCGGATATGCGGAGCCGGTAGAGGATGAAGAGCGCGCCACAGTCGCCCTGACCAAGGAACGGGCGGTCAAAAAGCCAAAGGTAGAATAAGAAAGGGGCGGGAAACCGCCCCTTTTTACTTCGGCGGGTTCCAAGATTCATGGACGATGGTTTTGCCGGACGCGTCAGTTTGAGTCACGGTGACGGTACGCTTAAAACCCTTGACCGCTGTATGATCTTCGACGGTAATATTTCCGACCTTCGTTCCATCTGCGGCGACAACATCATAGTCGTACACGTCGGTTTCCTGCATGAACCCCGTGCTGCGACTTCCTGTGGGTTTGGTGGTCTCACCTGCTGCTAAAATGATCTTGGTTTTCCAATCCGACATGCTTCGGTCCCTCTTGATAGTCCCTTTTCGCCGCCGCACTGAATTCCGGCGCGGGCATAAATATCGGTATGAACTGGACAAAACTCAAGCGGACCGTTGCACCCACTGCCTCTGTCGTCACCGTTGAAGACGTAAAGCGCCACCTCAACATTGCCCACAGCGATGAGGACGCGACCATCGCAATCCTAATCGATGTCGCCACCGACAGCATCGAAGGGCCAAACGGCGTGGGACTGGCGCTGGTGGATCAAACGTGGCGAATGTCGCTTGATAGGCTGTCCCGCAGCATCTCCGTCCCGCTGCATCCGGTCAAAGCCATCCAATCCATCATAGTCGATGGTGTCGCGCTGGACCCAGCATCCTACTATGTCGATATCGATCAGCGTCCGGCAGTTATCCGGATTAATGACGCTGGCCCGCAGGGCCAGGCGCTTTGCGCCCAGCCCGGTGGGGTGAAAATCGAATTCACCGCTGGATACGACGATGCGCCTGCCGACCTCAAGCATGTCATCCGCTTGCTGGTCGGTCACTATTACATGCACCGCGAAGCAACGTCAGAGGCGACCATTCGGGAAATCCCGCTTGCGGTGGCGTCGATCCTCCAGCGCTACGCCGGGTTTTGATAAATATCCGATGACGCTGAAATTCCTGCGCGATTTCGATTATCGCGAAACCGACTACAAGACGATCGCCTACGAAGCCGACTGGGTCGGCGAGGTCGCCTACGAATGCGCTATGCGCGCTATCGAAACCGGTGCGGCCGAAGAATACGATATTCTGACGGACGAAGAGGACGCCTAATCATGGCGTGGCGCGTCCCCGGCGCGGGGTCTTTGTCCGATCGTGTGACTATCCGTCGTCGTGATCGCATCAGCGACGGTATGGGCGGCTATGTCGATAGCTGGTCCGACCTGTTGACCGACCTGCCTGCGCGCATTGTGCAAACCCGTGGTGGCGAAAGCGTCCAGTCCCAGCGACTGAGCGGCCTTGCGCCTGCTGACATCCTCATTCGCCGCTCAGACGCCGCTCTTGCGGTCACATCGGCAGACATCGCCGTCAATGCCCGGTCCGGACAAATCTACAATATCAAATGGGTGGGATCGCTTGAGGATGGGCGGAAATCGTTCCTGCTGCTGGCCTGCACGGCAGGGGAGGTGAGCAATGGCTAATATGTGGTCCATGTCGATCGACATGCGGCAGTTTGCCGATGACCTTCGCCGCCTACCTGCCAAGATGCACGACGCTGCTGAAGCAGCGAACGTAAAGCACGCTCGCGAATTCGAACGCACCGTCAGACGCAATATGCCTCGGTCCGATGAAGGTCCGCATATTGCAGACACGATCGAACTCACCAAGGGCGATCCCAAGGCAGCCGAATATGTCGTCTCAATCGGTAATGATCAGCTTCCATATGGTGCTGCACTTGAATTTGGTCACAACCTCAACGGGACGTGGATCGAAGGCGCGCATGTTTGGCAGCCCGCCAAAAAGCTGATTGTTCGCAAACACCGCAAGGCGCTGGTTCGCGCCCTGCGTAAACTGATCCGGCAAGCAGTGGGCATGTGATGACCACCGATCCATCGTACGAACTTCAGCGCTCCGTCTATCAGGCCATCACTGCCGTCACCGATGACGCCGTCGTCCATGAGGTCGATGCGAACCAGCAACCTCCTTACATCAAGATCGGTGATGACATCATCGACGCCGAATTTGACGCGGGTGAATTCTATGCCTGCACCGTCAACGTCCATGTGTTTGAGCGCACGACGCCGAAGGTCAAACAGGTGGCTGGGTTGGTGACAAAAGCCCTTGCCATAGACTTGCCAGTCGTAGGATTTGCGACGTGCGAAAGTCACTATGTGCAAACGGTCTATTCGACTGAACCCGATGGAATGACGAAGCGGGCATGGATCGAATTGATGTATCTGCTTCAACCGGCATAACGCGTCGCTTGAATAAATACTCCGAACAATTGTTTGGAGTTTAAATTACCCATGGTAGCTATCACGACCGCGCGCGGTTATCAGTACACAGTGCAGATTGGAAACGGCGCTACGCCGACCGAAATTTTCGCACATCCCGCGCTCATTAATACCACTCGCAGTCTCACGATGACCGTCAATACGGCCAGCGCTGAAGTTCCCGATGCCACCAATCAGGCGCTGCCCGCCACCACGGTTCGTGTTGCTCAGTCTACGGATTCGAAGATCGACGGCGCGGGTTTGCTGCATACTGCGTCATTAAAGGAATACATGGATTGGGCAGCCTCTGGTGTTGCGAAGAATATCAAGTTCACCGGTCCTGCCGCCACCGTCACCGGCCCCTATATCCTGACTTCGTTCCAGATCACCGGCGACCGCGTCGAGATGGTCGAAGCAACGATGACGTTCGAACAGTCTGGTGCTGTCACCGTTACGGCAACTGTCTGATGGAAGCGCCGCGTTCAGCAAAACTTGAAAATCAGTTCGTGGGCGAAGGTTATTATGACCTTTGCCTTCGGGTTGAAGAACTCATCGCGTTGCAAGAAAAATTGGCCGCAGGACCGGGCGCTTTGTTCAACCGGTTTGTGCGTGGCGAATGGGAAATCCAAGACGTTGTTGAAGTGGTTCGCCTTGGCCTCGTCGGAGGCGGTATGCACCAAAAAGACGCCTTTGATCTTGTCGGACGTGCCATCATACCGGGCTATTTCCACGAATATGCAGTGCTGGCAGGTTCGATCCTTTCCGCTTCACTTTTCGGCGTTGATTTGGAGGCCGTTGACGATGAGGGGGAGGAGCTAGCCCCGGCGATCTACTGACCGACTGGGGCGAAATCATAGGTGCTTGTGCAGCGATCGGGATCGGCCCGACCGAAGCGAAATCGCTTTATCTATGGGAATATGAGGCGGCCGTTAAAGGCTACCAACGAAGGCATTTCCCTGAACAGGAAGCGGTGCAGCCACCTTCGATAGAAGAGGCAAAAACTGCGTTTCGACGGCTAGCCGAACAGGCCAACGAATAACTGATAGTCCGGCCATCTGACTAAATAGTCGATGGCTGGCCAGAACAATGCAATGGAAGTTCGCTTTCGCGCGAACATGCGCGACCTAGAGCGCGAACTACAACGTCTCAATCGAATTAATAGTCGCGCTGCACAGCAGATGGCGGACGCACATCGCAAAGCTGCGAAGGCAGCCGAAAGCGCATGGAACAACAACACCATCCTTTCCGGTCTGCAACGTCAGATCGGTGCTATGGGGCCGCAGCTTCGTGCATTGAGCGCTACCATTGCGGGCCTGTTTGCAGGACACGAAGCGCTCAAGGCTGCTGAAACATGGACCCGCTTCACCAATTCACTGAAGGTTGCGGGTGTTGAGGGCAACAACCTCAAAGTCGTTCAGGATCAGCTTTACAAAAGCGCCATCGCCAATGGCGTGGCGATCGAACCCCTTGGTACCCTGTATTCGCGCCTGTCTCAGTCAGCGGGCGAATTGGGCGCGTCCCAATCCCAACTTCTGAAATTCGCCAACGGTGTGACGGCAGCCTTGCGTGTTCAGGGTGGCGATGCCGCGTCCGCGTCTGGCGCGCTATTGCAGATGTCACAGGCTTTGGCAGGTGGAACCGTCCGCGCAGAAGAATTCAACAGCATTAATGAAGGTGCGCGCCCGATCCTTGAGGCCGTCGCGCGGGGCAGCGACAAATACGGTGGCAGCGTGGCGAAGCTGCGCGCCGCCATGATCGACGGCAATCTGTCATCAAAGGAATTCTTCGACAATTTCCTAAAGGGTTCGGCCAGCCTTGAGGCGCAGGCCGCCAAGGCACCGCTGACCGTCACGCAGGCGATGACCAACCTCCATACTGCCTTCACGAAGTTCGTGGGGGAAACCGACGCAACCTATGGTGTGACCGAACGGATCGGTCAGGCGATCGGCACTCTGTCGAAAAATCTGGACGTGCTGGGTCAGTCGATCATGATCGTTGGCGGTATCTATGCAGCCACCTTCCTCCCTGCACTGGGGCGGGCAGGCACCCTTTTGGCGGTTGGTACGGCGGCGACGATCCGAAGCACTGTGGCGTCCGTTGCCGACACGGTTGCACTCGTCACCCGCACGGCGGCCATTCATAATGTATCGCGCGCGACAGTTGCGGCGACACTGGCGTCACGCGGATTGCAGGCGGCGCTTGCATTCATGGGCGGCCCTATTGGCATCGCTATTCTGGCGATCGGCGCGGCCATCGCCTACCTTGGGACTTCATCGGTCAACGCAGCGCTGGAAACCGAAGCCCTCAGCCGGTCGATCGATGGCCTCACCAAAAAGCGTGAAGAGGCCGAAGCCGCGCAGGCGAAGGCCAAGGTCGCCACCGACAACATGTCCAGCGCTCAGCGGTCGCAGCTTGAGCACACGGCTAGGCTCACCAATCAGGTTGCGTTGCTTTCCAGCGAATATGGTCGCCTTGCCGTTGAGGCCAAGCGGGCGGCGGTCGAGATGTCGGCCCAGCAATGGGTCAAAGCCAATGATGATTTTCTGAAGGCCAAAGGCGCTGCTGAAGCGGCACGGCCCCGCCGCGCCCGTGGCGGTAATGCTGCGACGGCGGCGCGGCAGGATGCTGAGTGGCAGCAGTCGGAGGAATATCAGACCGCTCAAACCGCTTGGAAAAACCGAAACTGGGCGCTTGGCGAGTATGGGAAAGTCCGGGGTCAAAACGCCCTCGAATTTGCCCCCAAGCCCCTATCGGTCGCGCCAGAGAAGCCCAAGAAAGGCGGCGCGAAGGCTACAGCCAAGGATCGCGGCGATGATGCAGTGGCTGCGGCAGAGCGTGAATATCGCGACGCTCTGGCCGCTTCAGCGGTCACTGCGGAGGAGCGGCACAAATACGCATTGGAGGCTTTGTCCAATGATCGCGACGAAAAGCTGCGACAGCTTGCCAAGAAGGTAGCGGAAAAAACCGTCACCGATGCAGATGCGGCCAAGGTGAAGGAAACAATCGCGGCGACCTATACGCAGCGGGTCGCCAACCTTGAAGCTGCCCGCAAACTTGAGGTGGATGAGCAAGCCCGCGAACAGGTACAGGCCGGAATAGATCTTGCCAATGAAGCGGCCCGTATCGAAGCCGACAATCTGACCGATGCCGCCCGCTACGAACGTGATACCCGCAAGCGCCACGCCATGGAGCGGTCTGCCCTGTCGAAGAAGCAGGCGGCGGAAGATGCTGCGTTTAAACTTCAGCAGGACCAGCTTGCCCTAGATCGTCAGAAAGCGGGCTGGACCAAAGAGGTTATCGATCGTCTGCGTCAACAGGCGGAATCCAATCGGGAAGCGCAGAAGACTGGCGAACGTGCCGATATGGACCGCGATCAATCGCGTGATCGTCCCACTACCGTGATGGGGCAGATTATCGGCTATGCCGAGTCTTTTGGCACGCTGAACGAGCAACTGGGTAGCATCGCCAACGGTGCAATTGACGATATCTCGCGTGGCTTTGCCGACGCTGTACTGGGAGCCGGTTCGTTCAAGGAAGCTATGACGGATATGGCTAAATCGGTTATCGCTCAGCTTATCGAGATGGCCGCCAAGTTTGCGATCTTCGAAGCGATCGGCATGGCCTTCGGTGTCAAGGGTCTGGGGAAAGCGTCGCTTGGTATCACTGGGAAAAGCCCAACCGTGGCCAAGAATGCTAAAGGCACAGATCGTTTTGCGGGCGGCTTGAGCATGGTAGGCGAGAACGGTCCTGAACTTGCCTACATGCCCGCTGGTACGCAGATCGCGCCCAACAACCTGCTGCGCAATGCCCTGAAGAACGGCGCTGGTCGCTCTGCACCTACGAACAACAACTATTTCAGCACAACAGTGAATGCAAACGACGCGGTTTTGGCAGAGACGGTGAAGGGCTGGATCAGTCAATCACAGGTTGAAAGTGTCGCCGCGTCGCAGAAACTAATTGGCCGACAAACGACTGATAGCCAGCGGAATCGGCTTGTGCGGAAATAGCATAAATATGGAATGGCAATAACCATCCCATCGCTTCCCCGTTATACCGAAGTTTCCATCACCTATCGTTCGTCTGCTGTCGATCAGAAGCCTTACTTGGGCGGACCGATAAAGCGCATCGCTCGCAAGGGTGACCGCTTTGTCTACAAGGTGTCCTGTCAGCCCATGCGGGTCGATCAGGCTGGACCGCTGACCGCAGCCCTTAATGCCGGACTTACGGAAAAAATCGTCTGTGTCGTCAGACAGCAGGGCTTGGACCTGTCCGCATATTCGATTGGCGCGGTGGTCGGCGCGGCCAATGGCCGAACACTCGTTCACTCCGGTGGCGGAGCGGCAAAGAAAGTCGGTCAATTCTTTTCCGTTTTGAAGAATGGCATCAACTATCTTCACCAGATTACGGCGGTTGCCGGACAAACTCTTACGTTCATTCCGGCGCTTCGATCCGCGCTGGCTGGTGGTGAAACTCTCGATTTTGGGAGCCCAAAGATCGAAGGCTTCATCGAAGGGAATGAGAAGACATTTTCGGTTGGTTTCGCAACCAATGTCGGCATCGAATGGACGATTGAGGAGGCCAATTAATGGACGCCTCATTCACCGCTGCGCTTGACCAATCGTTCATCCGCACATTCTTCGCAGTCCAGATCAAACTGACGAATGGAAGCGTCGTCAACCTGATCGATGGATCGGGCGAAGTGACATTTTCCGTTGATGGTGAACAGATCACATTCGACGGTGGCGACGCGATTTATGGTTCAATCGCCACAGCGAAAAGTTTTGAAGATACGGTCGCGTCGGACGCGCCGCGTTTCACATTTTCGATGATGCCGCCGTCACCGACCGCAACGGCAGAACTGGCTAATCCCAAGCATCAGGGTTCACCAGTTCGCGTCTGGTTTGGTGTCATCAACGATATGACCGGCGCGGTCATCGGCCTGCCCGAATTGATGTGGGTTGGCCGCCTCGATTTTGCACGCATTCAGATTGGCGAAAATGCACAGATAGTGGAAGTTGAAACCGTCAGTGCGTTTGACCGTTTGTTCGTGTCTGAAGAGGGCGCACGCCTGAACGGCAATTGGCATCAGTCGATATGGCCCGGCGAAACCGGCCTTGATTATAACATCGACGCCCTTGGGGATATCTATTGGGGCATTGCGGCACCTTCTGCTGCGACGGCTAAGCCAGCTAGTGGAGGCATGGCTGCCATCGCGCAGCAGATACTAAATAGATCATGACCTTGATCGAACGCGTGGCTGCAACGCAAAAGACTATCGATACATTCCTGAACGTCGAATTTGAATGGGGAACGGCCGACTGTGCGCAACTTGCGGCACGTCATGTCGAAGCGCTTGGCATTCCTTCACGCCTGTCTGAAGCGCCCAACTATAAGACCGAACGTGGCGCGCGTCGTGCGCTAACAGTCCTTGATGTCAAGTCGATGGAAGGACTGGTGGAAAGCCATGGCTTCGCCTCCATTGCCCCTGCATCCGCCTTGGTCGGTGATATCGTAGGCTTCCCCGGTGGGACGAACGAAAAACCGTGGACCGCCCTTGGAATCTATTGCGGCGGCGATCGAATCCTTGGCTTTGCCGATGTCGATGGTTCTGGTGCGCGCGCTGAGTACGGCCCGCTGTCTGTCTGCACGTTTGCGTGGAGGGTCATCTAATGCCCGCCGCAATCCCGATGGTCGCTGCCGCCTTCGTCGCGGTAGGCAGCGCAGCCACTGCCATAGGCCTTGGCACCGCTTTCATGCTCGGCGCAACCGCTGTGACGTGGGGCGCTGTCCTAAGCGTCACTGGTCTGGCTCTGATGGCCGTTTCGGCCCTCACGATGAAAACCGCGAAGCCCAGTAGTTCGGGCGGCCAGCTAGACACTAAACTTGATCCGAAGGCACCCGTGCCAGTCCTCTACGGGCGATCGGCCACAGGTGGCTATGCCTTCTATCGCGAAACTTACGGGTCGAAGAACAAATACGCGGCGATAGCTGTCGCGCTGTCGGTCGGTCCTATTTTGGGGATTAACAGCTACATCGCGAACGATCGCCCGCTGACGTTCTACGGCGATCCCCATGTCGCGGTGCAGAACACGGGCGGCTACAACGACAGCAAGCTTTATCGTGGTCGGTTTCGCATGCGCTATCAGCGTGGCGAGACGCCTGCTGCCCAGACTATCAACGAAGCTGCCGGTGGTGGTCTGCCGAAATCACCGGGCAGGCTGTCGGGCATCGCGCACGCCATTCAGTTGCTCGACTATGACAGCGATCAATTCCCGCAGGGTATGCCGAAATCGACATGGGTTGCCAGCGGCGTCAAGCTGTATGATCCGCGAAAAGACAGCACATATCTCGGTGGGTCTGGTCCGCAGCGTCGTGCCAATCACGCGACGTGGGAATATAGCGAAAACCCGTATCTGGCTGCTTTGGATTGGACGCTCGGCCGCTTCTATAACGCACGCAAAGTCTATGGGATTGGCGCGAAGTGGGAAGAGGTTGATGTAGCCGCCTTCGTGGCTGGCGCGAACATCGCAGATGCCAATGGTTGGACGGTCGGCGGTGTTGTTGTCAGCACCGATGACAAGATGGCTGTGCTTGGAACGCTGCTCGAAAGCGGTGGCGGTGTTCCAATCGCGCGCGGTGCGCAAATTTCCGTTTTGGTCAACGCGCCCAAAGTTTCGACGCTGACGCTCACCTCCGCCGATATCATTGGTGAAGTGGAGGTGCAGAACAGCACGTCATGGCGCGACCGCAATAACACCGTCGTTCCTTCCTATCGTGAGGAAAGCCAACTCTGGGAAATCGTAGCGGGTGAGACGGTATCGTCGTCGGTTTATGTCGAAGAGGATGGTGGCGAAACCAAAACCATAGAAGTCGAATATCCGCTCGTGCAGCAGGCTGCGCAAGCACACCAGCTTGCCGTTTACGAACTCGCCAATGGTCGTGAATTTCTGACCATGCGTTTGACCTGTGGCGTCCGAATGCTGGGAGCCAAGGTCGGTGAAGCCATCACCGTCAACCTGCCCGAGGCGAATGCCAACGGTCAGAAATGTCTGGTGGTATCGCGTGAGATCAATCCGACCGATTACTCTGTAACGCTCGGCCTCAAGAGTGAGACGGATGCGAAGCATCCTTTCGCGCTTGGGCAGTCACAGGTTGCGCCGCCTTCACCCGCGTTGGACGGTTACAACCCGGCAGAACCGGGTGCGCCTGAGCCAAACGCTTGGTCGATCACGGCGACGACGATCACGGCTGAAGGCGTTGTTATCCCTGCCATCGTGGTCAGCGGCGAAGTCGATGATCCGAACGCAGCGGCCATCATTGTTGAGTATCGTCCGACCGGATCATCGGAATGGATCAATTGGGGTTCGTTCAACAAGAACACGCGTCAGATCGAAATTACCGCTGTCACACGCAACACGGCCTATGACGTCGCTGTCTCCTACAGAACGGTGTTGGGCGTAACCAGTGACCGTCTCATGCTTGGCGCGACCGCAGGCGAACAGCAGATCGATTGGGGTTCCGGCGTTATCGTCGGTGACAACAAGCCAGCCGACAACGCGACGGTTGGCGCACCTGTTGGTACCGACGTGGGCGGCAAACCTGCCGAAGCTATCGTGGACGCCATCACCAATGGCGGCACAATCATCAAGTCGCGTGATCTTCAGGCCGAAATCATTGCTGCAAAGGCGACGATCGCGGCAATAGAAGGCAGTGTCAATGCTGATTTCGGCAGCCTCAATCAGGAGGTCGATGCACTCCAGTCGGATGTTTTGGCGGCGGCCGGGAACATCAGCAGCCTTCAGTCGACGGCCAGCACGCTCAACAGCAGCGTGTCGACCCTCCAGTCGGATGTGTCGGCGGCTAAGACCAACATCACCAACCTGCAATCGTCGACCAGCACGCTCAACAGCAGCGTGTCGACCCTCCAGTCGGATGTGTCGGCTGCCAAAACCAACGTCACCAATTTGCAGACGCAGGCCAGCGGGATCATCAGCAGCGTCAACGGGCTGGACACGCGCATTACGGCGCAGGGCGGCGACATCAGCACGGTCAATTCGACCCTGTCCACGCAGGGTTCGAGTATAAGCACGCTGCAATCGACTGTATCCAACACGATCGGGAACCTAGCGTCTTTGACAACCCGTGTTGACGCCGGGACGCAATTAAACCTCTTGAAAAACGGTGGTTTTGAAAATGGACTGACCGACTGGACGGTCGTTGGGGCGGGCTGGTATGCGAATAGCGGTGGCTGGGGTCAAACGGCTCTGACGTTCACTGATCCGGGTGATGGGGCCTACACATATCTCCAGTCAGACCTGATCCATGTAGATGCGAACGCGAGCTACACGGCGACGGCCGATAACACCCTGTCTTTTTCTGGTTCGGCAAAAGCCCGGATTGAGTTTCGCTGGTTCGCGGCAAACGGTACAACCAACGTCGGGGAGAACTACGGAACCAACAAAGCCGTCAGCCGGGACTTCGACACCACGGGCCTTAACCGTCGTGACCTGAAATTGACTTCCACAGCGCCAAGCAACGCGCAGTATCTGCGCGTTTCGCTGGTCACGCAAAAGGACAGCGGTTCGTTTGCGGCTACCGGATGGCGACAAGTCAAAGTAGAGCGTGGCACCGCAGACACGCCGTATAGTGCCGAAGCCTCTATCGTGCAGTCGGCTCTTGCACTTAACACAGCAACGCAATCTCTAGCTAGCCTGACGACGACCGTCAGCACGCAGGGCGCGTCGATCACCAGCACGTCGCAAGCGGTCAGCACGCTACAGGGTAGCGTCTCGACCCTTCAATCGACTGTGGCCACTCAAGGTTCGTCGATAACTAGCTTACAAACCACAATATCTTCAGCGCAGGGTGACCTCGCCACGTTGAAAACGCAGGTGATGGCGGGCGGGGGTAATCTGCTGACCAATACCGATTTGGCTGTGGACACGGCCGGATGGACGTTCAGCACGAACAACGCTTCGGTAGGCGGCCGCAACAATCCAGATGCCAATTGGTATCCATCGACCGAAAACACGCTCTCCATCCAACAAGATAATGCCACGGCGACTAACACGGCCGAATGGACGCAATATATCGAATTGGCAGGCGGTAAATGGTATGACGTGTCGGTCTACGCTGCATCACTTCGCGCCGGTATCCAGATTTATTTACAATGCATCGACGCCACCGGGGCGGTGATCGCCACGCCCACGAGCGGTTTCATCGCGGCGGCTGGCGGCGGCAAGACGCTGGCCGACTTTCCTATTCGATCGTTCAAGACACAGGTTCCGGCCACGACGGTCCGTGGTCGCCTATACCTCCGAAAGTGGGGGACGCTATCCGGCAACAGCGACAGTTGGGCTTGGTTCTTGCGCCCGCAAGTGACTGAAACGCTGGCCGGATCGTCCACGCCGGTGGCCTATTCTGCGGGTAATTCGCGAGCCTCTATTGTCGGGCAAGCCACTGCCCTATCGACGCTGACCAGCAACCTTGCGACCGTGCAATCCACTGTGTCGACACAAGGCGGCAGCATCAGCACGCTTCAGTCAAGCATGACGAACGCGAACGGGTCGATCTCGACCTTGCAATCTACAGTCAGCACGCAAGGTGGCAGCATTTCGACGCTCCAGTCATCGGTCACCACGGTGCAAGGCAGCGTCAGCACGCTGCAATCGACCGTGTCGACGCAGGGTGCGTCGATCACCAGTTTGCAGTCGACCACATCCTCTCTAACCGGCAACGTCGCCAGCCTTACAACGCGCGTGAACGCAAGTCAGTCTAACCTTCTCGCAAACGGCGGGCTGGAAAATATATTCGTTGGCGCGAACTACACATCCTCTTTCGCTTGGACAAACAGCGCGGAATGGGGACCAATCGCGACCACAACGACCAATGGCACTCAAACTTTCGAGTTTGCCGATGTCACCTCAGTGCAGATTGGGGCGACATACTGGATTTCTTGTGACCCGATCGCCTTTGGTGGATCATCGGTTTATTGCGACCTGCTTTTCCTGAACTCATCTGGATCGACCATTCTTGACGGCGGTCAGAATCCGCAGGCCGGGCAGTTCAACTTCTCGCCAGATGATACGAGGCGTGGACAGATCGCGATATCTGCTGTTGCTCCTGCGAACACGTCGAGAATCCGGGCGCGCGTCGTTGCGACCGTAGTGGGCGGCGCTGTTGCTGGCTTTCGCCGGGTGAAGGTGGAGACGGGGCCGCGCTGGACTCCATTCTCTCAGGAAGCGGCCATCACCAGCACATGGAGCGCGGTGAACACAGCGACGTCCAGTCTGGCGACTTTGACCACGCGAGTCGGGACGGCTGAAGGCAGCATCACGACCATCCAGTCGTCACTGACCAGCGCAAATGGTTCGATCAGCACGCTACAGACAAATGTATCGAGCCTGCAAGGCAGCGTATCCACGCTGCAAAGCAGTTCGACCACCCAAGCTGGTCAGATAAGCACCTTGCAGTCGACAGTCTCCACGCAAGGTGCGTCGATCACTTCTCAAGGCACGGCGATCACCACGTTGCAGGGTAGCGTTTCGACGCTATCCAATGTGGTGGCCGCGTCCAGCAACCCAAACATCATTTCCGGTTTTGAAAATGGCTTATCGTCTTGGTTCGGTACTTCATTCACCATCTCCTCCGGTCCTTGGGGTTCCACGGCGTATCGCAACGCCAATTTCAGTGGGTTGCTGTTCCTAGATAGCCCGGCGGTCCCCATTTTTCCGGGTGCCGCCTATACTGCCGCAGCAGATAGCTCGCTATTCACGACTGGCGCAGGCAGCACGCGGGTTGAGATTTTGTTCAAGAACTCGACTGGTAGTGTCGTGGGCAACCCGCAAAGCTCGTCGCGCTATTCATCGCCCAACATAGACTTCACCAACGACGGTAGCAGCCGTGCCACCTTGAAGGCGTCGGGCGTCGCACCAAGTGGTGCCGTCACAGCACAGGTTCGACTAACAGCGTCGATGACCAGCGGTAGTTTGACTAGCCTTGCATGGCGTCAGCCCAAGCTGGAGCAGGGTGGCATTGCCACGCCTTATAGCGGGGAGGCCTCGGCAGCACAGACCTTCCAAGCCTACGCTGATTTGAATACCAGCTATGCGACTTTATCGACTACCGTGTCCTCGCAAGGCGGCAGCATCACTACGCTCCAGAGCAGCTATACGGGTCTTAACGGAACCGTGTCGTCGCTCCAGTCGACCGTGGCCTCGCAGGGTGGCAGCATCAGCACCTTGCAGTCCACGACATCGACGCTGCAAGGTAACGTGTCTAGCCTGACCACTCGGGTGTCGGCGTCTCAGAACAATCTTGCTGTCAACGGCGGCTTGGAAAATGGCTATAACACCGGCGTCATTTCGGCGGGAACTTATGTCTGGAATGTCAGCGCCGAATGGGGTCCGACTGCCACTACTACAGTGAATGGTACTCAAGTTTTTACCTTCGCTGAAATCACGAACGTGCAGGTAGGTGCCACCTATTGGGTGCATTGCGACGCTATCGCCTATGGCACCTCCTCGATCTATTGCGATCTGCTGTTCTACAATTCGTCAGGTACCTTGCTGCTTGACGGTGGCCAGAACCAGCAGGTGGGTACTTTCAATTTTTCAGCCAATGATGGCCGTCGCGCACTGATTGCTATATCCGCCGTGGCTCCTGCGGGCACCACGCGCATCCGTCCGCGTGTTGTTGCGGAAGTCATCGGCAATCAAATCACAGGGTTCCGGCGGTTCAAAGTTGAGACGGGACCAACATGGTCGGGCTTCTCCACAGAAGCCTCTGCTGTGCAGCAGGCACAGGCGATCACCACAGCGACTGGGCAACTCTCGACCCTGTCGACGACCGTTTCCACACAGGGCGGTTTCATTACGACCCTCCAATCTTCGATGACGACCGTTCAGGGCAGCGTTTCCACGCTCCAATCGACGGTGTCCACACAGGGTGCGACGATCAGCACCTTGCAATCGACAACGTCTACGCTGACGGGCAGTGTTGCTTCGCTTACAACGCGGGTGTCGGCGGGCAGCAACGTAAACATGCTCAAGAATGGTGGTTTCGAGAATGGCCTTGCTGGGTGGACGCCCACCGGCGCGGGTTGGGGTTCTAGTCTTGGTGGATGGGGCGCAACGGCGGCGACTTACTCCAACCCCAGCGACGGTGAGTATTACTATCTGCTGTCCGACGTTTTCGCTATAAATCCCGGCGCGACATACACGTTCACAGCGGATAACGTCATGTTTAAGTCCGCCAATTGCTGGTCGCGTGTAGAGATTATATGGGTCGGCTCAAACGGCACCACTGAGGTCGGTCATGAATACGGCACGAACAAAACTGTGCAGCGTGACTACGACAATAACGGCGTGAACCGCGAGGAAATGAAGAAAACGGCGGCTGCGCCTAGCAACGCATATTTCGCGCGCGTCTCTCTTGTGACGCGTAAAGATAGTGGCACCATGACGGTTGTCGGGTGGCGTCAGGCAAAGTTTGAAACAGGATCAGTGGCTACGCCTTACAGCGCGGAGGCTTCGATCGTTCAGCAGTATCAGACGCTTGCCACCATAACCGGCCAATATGCTTCGCTCAACAGCACGGTCGGCACGTTGAATTCCAGCGTTTCGACGCAGCAGACCGCTATCAATAACTTGCAAGGCCGGACGTCTGCGTTTTGGCAGGTTGAGGCAGTTGCCGGTGGCCGCGCACAGTTGCGAGTTTACGCCGACGCAAATGGCGGCGCGGGGGTCGATATCGGGGGTGACTTGCGGATTAACGGCAACGCTATGATTACCGGGACGCTATCTGTGTCGGCACTCAACTATGATATGTTCGTCAAGAAAGCACATGCGAACGTGTCTGGATCACCAGCGTCTGGCCAAACACTAATGCTGTATAATCAAAACATGGGACAAGCAGGCGCGCTGGGTAGCTATTCGCTGACTGTGACCGCATCGTTCCAAACGAACGTCGGTACCGTAACTTCAACTATGAGCGGGAAGCCATTTTACACCAACTATCTGCAAGATGGTAATCTCATCGTCAGGCTGGTGAAGAACAACAATATCGTCGCGGAAATGTCGTGGCAGGGCGACGGGCTTTATCCAAATTCCAGCGCGATGCGTACCGTCTCTCTAGCCGATCGTGGAAAGACCGTCGAAGTCACGGATGGTGTGGCTGGCGACCTGTGGCTTCAGGTTTACGCGATTCGGGGTAATCAGGATACTGGCGTTCAAAATGGCGGCGACTATTACAGCCGGGACGTCAGCGCGAATTATCAGAATTTCAGCGTCAACGCGGTCGGGAAATGGACCTTCATCTGATCTTGGTCGGGCGCTTCATGCGCCCGGCTAAATAGGTGCATGAAGATCATTTTACATCAACACGACGGCAAGGCGCTGATGATCGCGCCCGACGCCATCCGCCTTGTCGAGTCTCTGACCGACGCTGACAAAGGCCGCGACGAAACCGGGAAAATCGCTGCTGGTCAGTCGAAAAAGAAAACCGCTGTCTGGTTTCGACTGGGCGACAACGAAACCGTCGTTGTCGCGATCGTCGCCGAAACCTCAACCTATGTGCGCGCGAAAATGGTTGGCGATGTCGTCGATTTGGTCGGCGCGGAAGGCAAGCGTTTCGCCTTGGATCGCACCAACATCGTCGACTGTGTTGAAGTTGAGGGCGGGACGCTCGTCAACACCAGCGTCCGCAATGCCAACGGCCCGATCCGGCTGACCGTCACCGATTCCGCACAGGCGATTTTCGACATGGTCGAACCCGATCGTGAACCCGAATTTGAAGAAATTGAAGAAGAGGATGAACACGCAGAATGAACCAGTACACCAACCCAGATTTGACGCAGCGTGAAATCGTCGAAGCCAGCCTGTTGCAGATCGACACGCTGATCGACGCGATCGACACGCTTGCCGCTGACACAAAGGCTGACCGTGACGCAGATGCGATCGACCATAAGACGAGTCAGGCGATCGATATGCAGCTTACCAATTTCGACGGCTGCAAGATCAACCTGACCGGCGAACGCGACCGGCTGACCGCCATCATCGCGACGTGGGACGCTGCGGCCTGATGGACTTGCATCTCCGATGTCGTTTCGTTTCAATGACGTGACGATATAGGAGGATAGCATGAGCGATTTCAGACAGATGGTCGTTGACGCAGCGGTCAAGGAACTGCGCCACCAGCTTGGCGACGACGAAGTTGACCAGCATGGCACATACGTTCAAGTCGAATCCGGCTTCAAGATGGGCCGCGTAGCGGAGCATATCCTTCGAACGGCTCTGGGGTCGGACAATCAGTATATCATCCAGCAGATCGCGCAGGAAATGGCCGGGACGGGCGGCGATTGGGAGCCGCATTTGAGCAAGGCGGAAGACATTCTGACGGCGGTGTGGGGCGCGGTGAATGACCTGATAGACCCACTTCCCTGACCATCACCGCGCCCCGCAGCATAAATATGGGATGACGATCAAACCGAAAAATTGGGCCAAATCTGCCCTCGAAGCTGTGAGGCAGGCCGTCGGGTTGGTCCTGCCGCTCATGAACCGGCGCAATATTTCCATCATGCTTGGCATCGCCACGCTTTTTGGCGTAGTTGCGCCGGAAACTGCCACAGACGTCCGCAACGTGATTTTCGAGCCGGTGGGTGTCGAACAAAGCGCGGGCGATCTTCTGTGACCATCGACACAACCATGGTCCTATCCGCGATCACAATGTTTGGTGCGGCGGCTGCTGTCTTCCGATCAATCTGGTCGATGGGCGGAAAAGTCAGCGATATCGAGCATCGGCTAAAGGATCATGACCGCAAACTGACGGACCAAAGCGTCGAAATTCAGCACGTCCGCAACAATCATCGGCAGGAATATGCAGCGCTACTCCAGCGACTTGAAAAGCTGGTCGAAGAAATGACAGCAGTGCGGCTATCGGTCGCGAGGATCGAGGCGAAACAGGGCGACTGAGGCTGATCATGCGCTTCGCTCGATAGCCTCGGCATAGTCCGTAAAACTACCTACGCATTTTACACCATGACCTTTTGGTTGCGTGGTCAAGTGACGGAACATAAGTTATTAATCGGGAGCAACCTATACATAACGATGAAGCCGTTCTTCTGGGGGGAATACAATGGCACGCATAGTTCATATTTTGCATATCACACCGCGCGAGATGGAAATCATCAATTTTGTCGCGAGTGGAGAATCCGCGAAGCAGATAGGTCTTCGGCTGAATATTGCCCCCAGTACCGTGGAACGACATATCGAAAATGTCAGATTGAAAACCGCGACCAAGAATCGCCCTGAACTGATCGCGCATCTATTTCGATCGGGGCATCTTGCTCATTGATGTGATCCCGATCGCGTAGCGCGGCAATCACCGCATCGGCTTCACTGACAAATTCCAGCGCCGCGCATTCCATTTCAATCCGGGTCAAATCAGCCGTATCGTTGGCTATCAGGGCCAGTTCACGCTGCTGCCGCAGGCTGGCCGCCATGAACCACCGCAGGCGATCCCATGGCCCATGGAAGTCAGGCTGATCGAGATGGTCGCTTTCCGCCTTGGTAGTCTGCCACCCGCCTTCACGGCGACCGTGGCGGGCAGGGGACGGGCAAAGGTCGTCGCGATCTTCGGCGTCGAGGTCGTGCAGATCGTCGCGCATCTGATCGTCTGGGTAGTCGAGGTTGGTCCAGACAGCACCGAGTCCGTCGAGCATTTGGGGAAGATCATGGGTGTCCATGATCATACTTATTTTGGCCGCGTCACTTCCTCTTCAGCCACACCATCGGCCGAGTTACGGCCTCATCAACGTCCCAACCCTTTTTCAATCGACTGTCCAATGCAGACAGCGAGATACCGTTCTGTCGCGCGACCATCAGTGCAGGGCGGCCATCGGACATACACAGGCGGGTGAACTTGTTTGCCATCGGGCGCTCTTGAAGAAAGCCCCGCCACGAGACATCGGGCGGGGCAGTGTCGAACCATGGGCGGTTCTATCGGTTGAGACGAATACGAAAAAGCTATGTTCCTACAGTAACGAAGAAGCAACGACTTTAGCGAACCCACTTGCGGATGGATAGGCTTTCTAGCGGCGAGATGACCGTGATGAGTTCGCCGCGACATTCATTTCGTGGTAAGAGAATTCCGGGATTCGTCTAAGCTGCATCTCGTCGATAATAGCTTGTTGCAAGCCTGTGGGATCGTTTTGATCATCCATCGCGTAAAAGGCCGCGACGAGTTCGTCGTCGCTCATTGCCGCAGCAATAGCGGCGTCTTTCAGGTGATCGTGCATAACGCAATCCTCCTGTCGTGACTCAGGGACACGCCACTATACCAGAGAAGTTTTTCGGCATCATCATGGAAGCAGTATTGCAATGCAGCATTAATGAGGGCGCAAGCAATCTGGGTTGGAACCCAATCAAGAAATGGTCGTTGTCAAAATATCGGACGCGACCCACATGCCCCCCGCATATCGCAAGCGTCCGATACCCATTCGACCCCGCCAGCATCCCCCCCCCCGCTGGCGGGGTCTTTTGCTTTCAAGTGGATCGTGGCAAATCGGGGATAGAGCGAGGATCGGAAGGCGGACCTATCCGTTCTTTGATGGTCGGATGAGCAGCCCCCGCTGACCATCTGACAAATTCGGCCTCGTCAGTCACCCCCTCAAGGGCTGGCGAGGTCGAACACATATTTCCGGGGGCGGGTTGAGCCTGACGCGTTAACGGGTGTTGGGACACATCAGGAGGCGTCAGGCTCGCCATCATAATACCGGTCGGCTGTTCAGCGTCTACAACTTAGATCATGCTTGCGACGCCTCCGCCGACCGCAACCAGCATAATCGCGCCGAGGACTATCGCTTCCAGCCGAAGGATGAGTTTTGCGCGATTGCGCGAATGCTTGTGGCGGTTGGCCAACGTTGCCCCCATTCTCAAACAAGAAGCCCCGCGACACGCGCAGGACTAGTTAGATGCGGTAAAGATTGCATTTCCGATACGCATCAAAATCAGATTGGTTGCAGAATGAACGATCAACGGATTGCTCCTTGGCGTCGGCCAATCGGGACGCTCGACGAATCGCAAAAGCGGTCGGCAGTGGTTTCCGTAACCCAATGATTCGCCGGAATCCGAATACACGGAGTGTGTATTCGCGAATCGCACCTCCTTGGCGGTGTCGCATCAGGTCGCCCAGTGTCACATACCGTTTCGGGCTGTTAAGAGCCTATAGCGTGTATTTTTCGTGTATTTTGTAGATGCACGAATACACGCTGCCCCCGAAGGGTAATCTATCTATCTGATTTCATTGGGGAAATGGTGAGTCCAACTGGGTTCGAACCAGTGACCTACTGATTAAAAGTCGGTAGATTATCCCAATATTTCAACGGCTATTTCTACATGTTACACGTTCTGTTCACCCACGCTACCCCTAAGCGTTGCGGGATTTGTAGAAATGGACCGGACGTCAGTAGGCGAGGGGGTAGGCCTACTGATGATTTGGGCATTTTGGAGAGGGGATTGAGCATGGCAAAACTTTGGTTGACGTATGCCTGGAAAGATAATGCAGACGACGATGTAGACCACATCATTGCAGAGATCCGCGATCACTGGATCGATGTAGGATAGGAGAGTTTTGTGGAAACAAGCGAAAAGGGCGAACCCTTCGGTGCATGGCTGCTAAGGCAGACCAGCCGTGACGACTGGATCGGGCCACTGGCGAAATCGGCAAGCGCGGACCCGAAGTTTCAGGCAGGCATGACCCCGGATGATCTGCGCAAGAAGCTTCAGGAAGTTGGGGCTGAAGGGGACACTTTCAAGGCACTGGATGACGCTGAGGTGGAATGGGCTGGTGAAGGAGATGACCGATGATTCAAAGCGCGCGCTGTAATCGCAACCGTGTTGCCTTCAATGGCAGCAGGATCGTCTGGACCTCTATTTCCGTGTTGTTGGTGTTGCCTGCGTTGGCCCATTTGTTGACGGACCAGATGCAGTGGGGGGCTGAAGACTTCGCTGCGGCTGCGGCGCTGCTTATCGGCGGCGGGGCAGCCTACGAGTCAGCGACCCGCGTCCTGAAGCAGCGTCAGATTGTAGCAGCGGGGTTGGTTGCGCTCGCGGTAATGGTGCTATGGGCCGACGCGGCGGTAGGAGTATTCTAACCGATTGGGAGATATGGGCCTGTGCCCAGCAGGTCATAAAGCGGCACGGGGTGAAGGCTCCGCTGCATGTCGCTTGTCAAATAGTCGAGCTGGCGACGGCCGGGGATCTGGATGGAGCGCAGGCTTGGCAGGCAATCGCCGCCAAGGTCGACTAGTGGATGGACTATCGGACCGGTCGTCCCTTGAACAAACATTAGGGAGCCCGGCGTGAATACGCTCGACGAGCTCCTTCGTTGTTACTTTTCCGCGTCGATCCAAATTGGGAAAGCGCGCTTGCCGACCTGACGGGAAATTAAATGCCGCTGAAATAGTCCATAGACTCGCGCGGCGGCCAGTCGTCATCCCCATAGCCGTCAGGATGGACCATGGGCGGACGCGCTGATTTGGGCTTCTCGGCGGATACTAATGGAGTGCTGCCATCGAACGTCGCCCGGATCACCGCGACGAAGGTGTCCGCCCTCTGGAAGATCGTGCGCACGACAGCCAGGGTCCTCCTGTCTATTGGCCTTATTTTGCCTGGACATACGCAATCTGGACGTTTCGCATGGAATCGACGCTGATTGCGCGATCTTCGGCGTATGGATACATGTGGATAGGATCCAGATTGGTTGCAAAATGCTCAAATAATTAGCTTTTACGGGAACCAAGATGATGTGATTAACGCATTATGCATTCAACTTGAATTAGGTTATCTTCCTTAAAAACTCGGATCAGTGGGTCATTATTAAAGGAGGAACGGTAGCAATGGCTGCGATCCTAGACCATGGTGTTGCGGATAAGGCGAAGCTCTCCGCCATCCTATGCTGCCCTCGATGCAAGGAGCGACTTTACGAACCAAGTAACGCCAGTCCAAATTACGCGCTGGCGTGTTACAACGATGCCTGCGCGCTTTCAAAAGATGGCTTTCCCGATATCGACGGCGTGCCTGCGCTAGTCGATTTCGAAAACTCGATCATTTCGCGCGATCAATGCGTTGCATCCAGGGCATCTTCGTACAAACCGCGTCGGCGCAAATCTCTCTATCAAAGGCTACGGGCAAAGCTGTTGCGGGAACCCAACGTTGAAGCACAGCATTTCGCCAAAGTTTTCGTCTCCGAAGCACTGGCGCTGCATCCCAGTCCCACGATCTTGGTTATTGGCGGGGGTTCGATTGGCAGCACCCGATTTCTCTATGAACATCCCGACATTACAATAGTAGGTTCGGATATCTACTGCTCACCGAATACATCCATCATTGCTGACGGTCATCAGCTTCCTCTCGTTAACGGAAGCGTCCATGGTGTCTGGATCGGCGCTGTCCTGGAGCATGTACTAACACCCATCGACGTCGTGGCAGAGATCCACCGTGTTCTAGTGACTAATGGTGTCGTCTTTGCCGAGTCACCTTTCATGCAACAAGTGCATGAAGGTCCATTTGATTTCACCCGGTTTACACTTAGCGGCCAT